AAATCATCAAACTACCACGCAACAATTTTTTCAACCAGCAGGCATACGTTGGGCAGGTGAAAATAAAAATTACTATGTGACCACAAATGAAAACGCAGAAGGCACACAACGACTGGTACATTCTATTGTGGCTCCTACTCTGGAAAGTGTGGGTGTTTATACCAGAGTGAAAGATATGGATTACAGAGGTACACTTCAAACTGTGTGGCGTGTGAACGCTGATGTGTATTTTAAACAACTTGAACAAGTAAAACAATGGCCCACTTATGAGTGATTTCAAATACTATTACAACAATGTGCCAGGCAAAGGACTGTGTAGAAACAATTTAATTTATACCAGTCTAATCAACGAAGATGCCACAGAGTTTTGTATGTGGTTTCACAATGATTCAGAATATCATAAAGGTCACAATGAAGTGGTGGATCCTGCACTGATGGAAATGAAGTACCATAGAGAAAAAGATTTCTTACTGTGGTTGGATATTGATCACAAACAGTTGATCCCTCGCACCACACGTTTTGATCCAGATGATCAAAAGATATATTTTGAAATACAAGGTGTAGATTTTTGGGAACAAAGCCATGGCAAAACATATGCTGACGTATTGCCTAATTGGCAAGAGCAGATGCTGTACATAATGGAAACACACAAACAGTTGGGCATATACAAATACAGTCTACATCCTAGCAGTTATTTTGTTATTGATGGAGAATTAAGAACAATCAATTACTTCTTTGCTTACAGAAAGGACGAAACACCCATCACAGTACAAGAACACATGAGTCATATTTCCAAAGAAAGACAAAAAGAACTGTTGCCTAAAATGAAACAGATGGGTATAGAAATGGACAATACATATCCATTTGATCAACTACAGATACTGTGTCTGGAAAGTTTTAGAAATGTATACCCAGACAGTTTTATTGACAAGGCAATTTCACTCTATAAGTAATAGTATGCAGGATACAAAAACCACAAGCCTATGCCACATATGTTATCGTCACTGTGAAGCAGAACGAGTGACCAAAACTGATGGAGTATATTTGATAAAGACTTGTCCAGAGCACGGAACTTCAAGTTATTTGGTAGAACAAGACATAGATTTCTATAATTCATTGATTTATGATAAATCAGGATATTCAATACCTCAAGGCATAATGATTGAAGTTACAGATAAATGTAATTTGAATTGCCCACACTGTTATCATAAACCAGACAACAAAACACAAGATAAACCTGTAGAACAAATACTTTACCAAATAGAACATAGATTTAATGCTGACGCAGGTGCTGTGATATTAGCAGGTGCTGAACCAACTGTGAGAAAAGATTTACCTGAATTAATTGTACAAATTAAAAAATTACTTAAAAAATTAGGAAGACCTGAAGATGTGTGTATTCTTACAAATGGTGTAAAACTCTCCGATAGAGCATGGGTTAAAAAAATTGCTGAAGCAGGCACAAACATGGTTATGATAGGTATGAATCATCACTCTTATCAAGGTAAGAAAGTACATGAGAAACAATTAAAAGGAATTGACAATTGTATTGCAGAAGGAATATTTGTCTACTATGTTGGATATACGTTGGAACACATTGACCATATGGAAGAAGTACTGGAAGAAATACAAGCATTAGGTAATCGTGCTTGGCAATATAGAATTAGAGCAGGTTCAGATATTGGCAGAGCACCAGATGAACCTCAATTCTTTTTGAGCAGACACGTTGCTAAGATAAAAGAAATTTGTGATCGCAAAGGTTGGACTTGGGAAAAGAAACCTGCTGATGATAATTTATATCACTTCATGGTAAACATAAATGGTATCACTCATAGAATTATACAATGGAGTGATCCTAAAACAATTGATATGGAACAATTACAATGTGGTCCTTGGTGTGATTTTGTACCCGGCAAACCTGTTACAAATTTCTTACATCAAATCATGTTGCGTGATGCTGTGGTCAATGAAGGTCAGACTTTGCATGACACTGTGCCAAACAAATACTTGTTTCAACCTGAAAATGTTGACTACGAAGTTACAGAGTGGACATTTAAGAGTTGGGACGATTCCAAACAAAAGCAGAAAAAAACTATTTAGGTTTGTAATCTAATTGTGTAGCATCAACAGTTACACTCTGAAAATACATAGTTTCACACAGTAACATTTTAATGATCCATTTGGAAAGTTCTTTAGGATCTATTTTATTTCCTTGTAGGTACTCACTAATCTGTGTGTCAGTGCATCCTAATATAACATTTAATATGTGTGGTCCATACACATTGATACGGTTTTCTATAATTCTATTTTGTTCTTTTTTAGCATTGCCATAATTTTCCATAAAATCATTTGTATCTGAATTATTGTAACAAGACTTAGAACTTAAATTTAATATTTTTTTATCTTTATCGCCTTCCCAAACATTGATCATTAATTTTAACATTTCTGTTTGTCCATTAAATTGATCTATCTCTGTCATAGGAAGATCACCGTCGGGCCAAGCACAATTGATGAATATGTCTGCGTGTTTGGATTGTTCTAAAATACTCTGTCTTGATTCGGCAATGCTGATATCAAATCCATTACTTCGGGAGAAACCTTGTACATCATGACCCGATTGAATAAGATCGTTATATAAACACTTGCCTATGCCTTTGGAGTGTCCAGTTATTCGGACTATCATTGGATTATATTAGGTTAGCCCAACCGCCGTTTTCGTAACCTTGAAATTTATTATCGTCTGAGTTGTAAATGATCATTCCATTTGCAGGAGTTAAAGCATTTCTTTCAGCAGTTGTGAGTGAGCCAAACTGTACAAAGCCTGATGTTTTAATATTACCAACAACATCTAATTTTTCTGCTGGAGTTAAAATATTAACACCTAAATTACCATCTTTGTTTATTACAACAAAATTATTTGTTACACCATTGTCTGGAGTTGTTCCCATCACAATGTTTCCTGGAACAGCACCTGCTCCTACACTTGCTTGTGAATCAACACCTGCCACAATAAAACTTGATTGAACATATTGTGAACCGTCATGTCCGTAATTAATATAACCAAATAGCGAATCGTCTGCGGCATTGGCTGTTGGAGTTACAATTGAACCTTTAGATGTGTATGTTTCAATTGAGTTGAATGTGTTAGCATTACCATCATCTGAATAAATTCTTAGTGCATTTCTGGCTGTGTGATCTGTGTTGTAAATTTCTAAACCAACACCTTGTGCAGAACTGTTTGTTCCTATTTGAATTCCGTTGCCTGATTGCAGTGTAATTACATTGCCATCAAAGTCTAACACACTGTTTGTGATTCTGTCTGAAGCGCCGTCTATTCTTAATGAGTTATCGTCAGCATTCACTGTGCCTTTGTGTACACCAACTGTGGTTGCTGTAACTGTTTTTGCTGTGTGATCAACGATAGTTGTATCATCAGAAGCAAGTAAGTCACCTTTAGATGTTGCTGTAACTCTACCGTTACTAACATTAACTAATACTGATGAATCATTACCTACCACATTACCATTGATTGATACTGCTGTGATTTCTTCGTCTACTTGTAAACCTTGAAAATAACCTGTTCTCCATTTTGCTGATGTAGAACCAATGTCTCTTGAATTAGATGCGTCTGGAGTTATATTGCTTGGAACGGCTAGATATTGTGCTGATAATGTTGTGTCTACTTGATTTCCACCAGCAGTTACACCATCTCCAACATATAGTTTTTTTGTGTCTGTAGTATAGATTAATTCACCCGCTAAAGGTGTAATTCCTTGTCTTTCTGCGTCTGTTCCACGTCTAATTTGTAGTGCCATTTTGTGCTATGCTCCTAACATCTAATATAGTGTATTTATTCCGCTTGATGAATTGCTGAGTTACTATTTTCGCTTTTTAAGGAAGGATTTAGTACGTTTCTGTATATCTGCTTTGACCTTGTTGGTATCTATCCTAAAATCCACGTTTTTGATGTCATTTCCGTAGTGTTCAAACAATTCTTTGATGTTGGTCTCCAGTTGTTTATTGGTTAATTTTTGACGGTTAGGTTTTACTTTGATTTCCCATTGTTTGCCATCCTTAAATTGCACTTTAAGTGCCAGCAAATATTGTACAGGGATAGAGTCAATGCGTAAGTCATTGAACACTTCAGGCCAATGAGCTACAACTTCCTTAGGCAGTTTCTTTTTAGTAAACTTGACCACAACAGACACTTGATGCTTTACTTAGATTTCTTTGTTTTAGTTGGCGACAATTCTTCCGCTTCTGTGCGTAATCTAGCCGCTTCTTTGTACAAACGATCAGCATCACTTCTCATACGAGCCGCCAAGTCCTCATCTGATAGAGGTTTCTCTGCAGATGGTATGTTAGCCACTTGTGATGTTGCCACAGGTGTTGCTTGAGCTGTTGGCTGAACTGCTAATTGATCCACAGTTACACCTTTTTGTTTTGCAATCATTTCATTAAGTTCATCCAATGAAATCACTGTGTCAGTGTTTGGAATCATTTCAACTTCAGAAGTTGCAACTTTTCTAAAAGATCCACTCTGGTGAAATTTAACCAACATATTCTGACCGTCTGGTGTATTGCTTCTTTGAAGTGCTTCGTGCAGTTCAAAAGACGTTTGTCCACGATTGCTTTCGATCACACTGATTAAAGCGTCATGATCTGGAGCATCTAACTTTGTTGTTTCGATTACTAGTGCAGATGATGAATCTCCAGGAAGTGTTCTGTAAGCCACAGCCACTTTCGCTCTAGATTTTTTCATTCTGCCTACGTGTTTGATATCAGGCATTATTTTGTCTCCGCTGGTTTATCACCTGCTGGTGCTGATGATTTGTTTGCTTCTTTTTGAGATTGTTCTACAATCTTTAAGAAAGTTTCTAGTTTGTTATAAGTTGCACCTACCATTGCCATTTCATTGGCTTTGAATGCGCCTCTTTGACTAGCAACGTCGATGATTGTTTTTAAAACGTTTAAGTCTTGAACAGTTAACTCTGCTCCAGCACCTGCTTGAGTTTTAGGTGCCTGACTTGCTCCGTCTTGTCCAACAACTTGATCCTGTGTAGGAGTCGTTGCTGTTTTGGTTTGATTTGTATCTGTCATTTTCATGAGCTCCTTTTATATTTGTATATACAAAAGTATTTAATGACGTTTGATAAATGGGCAACTAAGATTGAATAAAGAAAGTTCTTTTGAGTTTTCGAATCCTACCAAAATATAATTTTGTATTTTTCCATCTCTATCCACATCAAGATGTTTACCAATATAGAATCTTCCTTTTAGGTTTTCCAAAATCCATTTCTCCAACAATTCTTCATTGTCGTTCCAGTCGTAATTTAATTTTAGAAATTCTAAACCTTTTGGTTTTTTGGAAAATTTTCTACAATCGAAGTAGTTTAATGGATTTACTTGATTAGTTTTGGCAAACATTATTCGTAATGTACCGTAGTACCAAAAGGTGCTTCCATGTTCTTATCATGATGACCATTTATCACAAACAGTGTGTCACAATAGTTTTCGTCGCCCCAAGTGTCCCAAGGATAACCATCTGTGAACATAATAAACTTCTTAGGTACTATGTCATTTTCTTTCATATAATTCCAGTTAGCCATAAAATCTGTACCACCGCCACCTTCTATTTTGTACGAATCCATAGATTCTCCTGATGCACCAAAGTCTTGTTCATTGTGTACTTCTGTATCAAAACACCATATTTTAATGTTATAATCTTTGTATTGTTCCATAATACCTTGCACTTCACCTAGGAAATCTTGCACTTGTTCATTGTGTATTGAACCTGAAGTATCAATAGCAATACAGACATCAATAGTTTCATCATAGTTTGTGCCTGGTAATATCACACCTGAGTGCCAACCTTTTCTGCTGGGTCTTGCAAATGTGTAATCATTTTTAATAACACTCTGAATCTGTTGTTGTAATAATTCTCTCCAGTTCATTTTAGGTTCTGTAAACTGTTGAATAATTCTTTCAATCTCTTTAGGCAGATTACCTGCACCAGCCGCCTGTGCCGCCGCCATCATAGACTCTTTTATTTCATTTTTAATTTGTTCTAATTCTTCTTTAGAGTAAGCAGGACCTTTACCTTTTTGTTTGCTGTTAGGGTCTTGTTTTGTTCCACCTGTGCTTTCACCTTTTTCCCAATCAATATGTTCATCAAGCAATTTACCTAACTGTTCCATTGCCTTCTTACCTTTTTTATAGATGTCATCATACACTGCCTCACTTGCCCAACCATCATATTTCCAATCTTGGAATATCTGCACATCCTTAGGTTTCTCACCAATGTTGTCTCTTACCAATGTGTTGTTAACAATGTAATCACAAGCGATGTTATGTAATTGAGGATCTCTATCTTCACGTCTTGTCATGTGATCAAACACACAATGAAGTATTTCGTGTGCAATAACAAATTCAATTTCTTTGCTAGACATTTTACTAAAAAATTCTGTATTAAAAAATAAATTTCTGCCATCAGTTGCGGCAGTTGGACACCAGTCATCACATTCTTTAATTTGAAGTCTTGTTGCCATGTTACCGAAAAAAGGATGTCTCAACAACAGTCCAACTCTTGCAACCACAATTTTATCGATAACTTCTGCTCTTAATTGCTTTAATTCTTCTGGACTTAATTCTTTCTTTTCTAAAATCTCTGTGCTCATATTATTATAATACTTTCTTTTGGTAAATTAGTCAACCGTTTTTTGGTATAGGGCACCGGTAAAGAGTGCCCTATATTCAACACTTTTATTTGATGCTTTGAGCGGCAGTAATATATTTGCCGTATTTTTCATGGAATTCATCAAAACATTTGACTGCATCAGGATCAATCGGTAATTGATACTGAGTTAATGCCATCTTGATACCCATAACAACAAGTTCTGTATCGAAGTTGTCCATCATAAATCTAAGAAACTTATTAACTTTGTCATTAAATTTCTTATCTTTTTTGTCATTTGCTTCTTTGAGTTCATAACATAACGAAACCGTAAGGGAGTACATTGCTGATATTTCTTTCGATTTCAGTTCTGTTATTTTGCCTTCAAGTATTTCTGAAGGATTAGGTAACTGTGAAGCCACCTTTCTATGAGCCATGAACTTGACTGCAAGTCCTTCGCCCACTGCACCACTGACCAAGTCGGTCACAGTGTTTTCATCTAAATCATCCGATAACAACTCACTTACGAATGACCAAGATCTTGGAGTAGCAAAAGAACGACTTGGTGATCTAGGATCAAAGTCATACAAGTCCTTCTTGCTAAAAGTTAGATATCCAACAACGTCTTTACTGATGTTGTTAGCCACTGCCCATTCAAACCAATCATCAAATTCTGGTTTCATTTCTAAATGGACGAATCTGTTTGCCAACGGAGCAGGCATTCTGTACACAACTCCTTTGTCAGCCTCTCTGTTACCAGCCGCAACAATTAATACATTTTCTGGTAATTCATATTGACCAACTTTTCTGTTTAGGATCAATTGATATGCCGCCGCCTGTACTGAAGGTGCCGCAGAATTCATTTCATCCAAAAACAACACAATGTTCTTGTGTTTCTTTGCCATCTGTTCTGTAGGCAATTCTGATGGAGATGCCCAAACCATATTGTTTTCTTTTGAATTGTAGTATGGAATACCTTTAATATCTGTAGGCTCCCATAAACTTAATCTGATATCGATCACTTTGGCATCGATAGTTTTGGCAATTTGATGTATAACATCTGATTTACCAATACCAGGGCCGCCCCATAAAAATATTGGTCTCTTAATTTTTAATGCGTGTAATATGCTCGCCTTTGCTTTGTTAGGCGACAATTGTCTGGTTGTAATGCCAGTATCTTGTGTGCTTTTTTGTTTTACCATTTTGTACTCCTTAATAAATTGTTGTTATGTTTTAATAATACATTCTGGCAATCAAAAAGTCAATACCTAAAGAAGTCAAGGTTTATGCGGATTTTTAGGGTCTGTGGATAACTTATTCGGGAGATTCTAGTCTAGAAAGTGCTTTATTCAAACCGTATTTTCGTATATCACCAGAAAACAACATCAATTCCATTGCTTTCTTTTCATTGGTCACAATCACACCATCATCTGCTAGGTAGTATGGACAGTCTATATATTTGTCTAAAAATATTATGGTTTGTGTGGTTAAATTGAAATCGTTCGGAAATGGTACATCGTATGTTTGAAGTTGCAGTTTATCTTTAATAAATGACAATCCTTCATCTGTAAGACGCAGTCCACCTGAACCTTTGTTTCTACTGTTCTTCCACCATGTAGGCATATACTCCCTCATAGTATTTTCACCTATGCTGATATTAGCCTGCTTTAAGAATATTTTGGTGTAGGTTTCTTTCCAATTCATTTTTCACTGACAGTTTCACCCTGAGTCAATTTGACCACAGTGAATTCTTCAGTGTTGAACATGGTGTTCAATTTCTTGGCTAGATTGAATGCGTGTCCAGGATTTGAAAAACTTACTTTTTTGTATTTTGGACCCGGGTAATTGTTTAACTGATTTGCTGATTTTAGGTTGAATGGTTTGTTCTGGTAAAACACTGCCCATATGCCTTCAGCCGCCAGAACTTGTTCGCTCTTATAAGTTTTGCGATCGGTGTTTTCTAGTAGTATAGTCGGTTTAGGTCTACTCATATAATATGAGTATTTATCTAAAATGAATCGGTATTATAGATTACCGCCGTCTACTTTGACTTCTATTGTTTGAGCCTCTGTGCTGTCTTTTTGTGCTATTAGACCCTCATAGTCGCCCGCTAAACGGGCCAGCACTGTGGCTAGTGCATATGTGACTTGTTTGGCTGTATTGATGTCTAACCGCACTTCTTTTTGATTGCTGAGGTCAGCACCTTTCACTTGTTGAATAAATTGCTGTAAACTGGCTGTATTAATAGGGTCTTTTATTGGCATTGCTCAACTCCGTTTTCATTTCTAATGATGTTCTAAATGGACCTTTAAAAGGATAACTTTCCAATGTTAACAATTTGGGACAATAACTTCGTACCCATCCTTTTTCAAACTTAATTATATAGTATCCAGCACAATATAAACTTTTGGATTTTTTACTCTTGTTAAACAATGGCAGTTTCTTTTTTACATCAAATACCATATTGTAAGGTTTAAACTTGCTCGGATAATCATACACAGAATTATCTTCATTTTCTTTTTCTTCTTTAGGCGCACTAACTGTGGATCCCCACATCCAATCTCCGTTGAAATTCTTTTGAAGTTGCTGTTGATTATCGAAGATTCTAGTACCGTCAGAACAACTGAACATATATCTTCTGTCTTCTTGTCTACAAATTGTGCCTACTTTTTGACCATCAGATTCCAGTATCCAGAATCTATTTGCTAGTATAGGCTTCGCAAAAAATTTAGTTGTCATGCCATTACCTCTTCTTTCTGTTTGTATTTCGCATTTAATGGTTCAGCATAAGTTTGCGGGTATTCAGCAATTTTTTGCATATCCCATTTAGCACAAAATTTAATTAATTTTAATCCAACCTGTTCTATTGTTTTAGGCTTAACGGAATTGATTGTTTCTTTAATAATACTTTTAATTTCTTCTGGTTGTGCTGTTAAATCACACAGTGTTACATTTCTTTGATAGTCATCCACAACTCTATGTTCTTCACCATTATGGTCCAACCATCGTTGTAACATCATATTGTTCCAGTTATATCCTTTGGAATTTCTATCTTCAAATGCTTCAGTTAATCCAACTTTCTTTTTGGTACCTTTGGTCCTAACACCAGGATATGCAGAAAATACATTGTCAGCAGTATCACCTCTCATACATTTTTCAAACAACAACCATTCTGGATTTGGTGCTGGCTTATCTTCGCCAGTTTTCTTATCTTTGACTCTGTTACCTTTTGCGTCAAAATAGCCTTCATGTGTTATGGTAGTTTCTGTAATACCATTGTATTGACACACATTAGGAGCAATCAATTGAGCAAAATCGCCATCTGTGCTAATAATGATGTGATTATCATTAGGATGTGCTTGTACCCAACCAGCAATTAAATCGTCTGCTTCTAATTGAGAGTGTTGCAGTGTTGTACAATTTGTTTTTGTGTCTATAAATTCTTTAAAGTTGTCAAAAGTTTCCCAAAATATTGTATCTTCTTCCACTTCTTTTTCTGTTCTAGCCTCTCTAGCCTCACTTCTGTTTCTTTTGTATGGAGTATAGAAGTCTTTACGCCAACTTCTTCCTTCCAAACAGAATACCACGTGATCTCCTTTGAAGTCTTGCCATACTTTTCTAATACTGTTGAATGTGATATGTAGAGCCATACCTACTTTAGAATCCAAATCGCTCTGTATGGCGTGTTTGGCTCTAAAAAATGTATTGGCTGTGTCTACTAATATATAATTCATATTTTATAATTTTATAAACAAGTAATACCACAAAACAATTAGAGCTCCACCTGATCCCAGTATCATTATTATTGCGGCGATTTCTTGTAAAATTGATATCATTAACTGATCTCCGATTTATCCTCACTTAAATTTTTTGTATTGATATATCCAGCACCTCTTGTGGGATCCATGCCTTCTTCTTGAAGAATGTTTCTTGCTATGGTTTTAAACCAAGCATCCACAATCTGTTCATTGCTTTCACCTTTATAACCAGCATCCAACAGTTTTTCAATGAATTCATTATTCCAATCCAGTTCAAAGAAACCATTTTTGATATTGTCTTCATTTATTTTTGTGTCCAACACAGCCACCCAAGGTTCTCCTTTTGCTGTGGCTTGTTCTTTTTCTTTCAACAGTGCTTCTAATCTTGGATTAGATTCTTCAGTTGTTGTTTCTTTCTTTTTAACAAATATGTCTTTTACTTTTTTTATTATATCCATTTTCTTATCTCCGATATTTCTTTTAATCTTTGTTCTTCTCTATCCTTCATCATCTCCTTAGGTACCCCAGGCATTTCCGAATATGTCGACATGGAGTCTTGGAGTGTATCTCCATCCTCTTTCCATTGCGAGCTCGGCGACCTTTCTTGTGTTGAGTGTGTATGTTTCGGATCTTCCACCCAGTGGCATAATATATACGGGAACGTTGATTCCAGCGTCACGAAACTCGGCAACTGCCTTCGTAACTTCATCCACATCGGTTGCATCAGCAACCACAAATTTAAAATACATTTGACTGCGAGGAATCCCATAATAAGACCTAGCAATCTCAGGCTTGATAGCAGTGTGCCAAGGTTCACCTGATACGGAAAGTTTTGGAGAGCA